CGCTATATAAGCCACCCATACGCTAGTCAGAATCAACTAGCCCATCACCTTAGAATATCTACAAAGCGATTCGAAACAGACCTACACAATGCTAAAAAGCGACTCCAAGACCAACTCGACAAGAAAGCCAAATCTAAAGACTATGCGGATCTGCTCAAGGTGTCAGGAGAGAAAGACAACCGAGAATGGGATTTTCGAAGTCTACAACAATGGGATTAATGAAAGATTCGTCTGTGAGAGATGTACCAATCGTAATAGCCACTAAGACTGCTAAATGCCTCCCTGTGCTGTTAGCAAGCATAGACCAGTATGTGCCACAAGATGTTACTGTTTTCGTCTCTGGAAGCGATCTAAGGCTTCCTAGGCATAGGACTATCAATATACGGAATGAAGGCAATAATTTTGGGGATTCATATAACCAAGTAGTACATTGTGCTTACCAAATGTTTGATGAGGTAATCGTAGCCAACGATGACATAGTATTAACCCCTAGTTCTTATTGTTTAATGTTAAAAGATGTAGAACTATTGCCAGAGGATACTGCTTGGGTGTCATCTAAATCGGACTATGTTCGTGGCTACCAAAACATCCGAGAGTTCAAGCAAAGAGAAGGCATCCGATATGTAGAAGAAGGGAAAATAATTCCTACAGATATTATTTCTCCTCTGTTCGGTTATATACATAAGGACAAATGGGTAGATTACAAGCCTATCAACTGGTTCTCGGATGACATTCAATGCCTAGAAATAAGGGCAAACGGATACAAGAATTATGTCAGTCGGTCTTATGTCCACCATGTCGGTAGCCAAACTATCGGAATGGATCATGGCAAGAACCATCGAGAGGCAGAGCAATGGATAAAAGAAAATATGCCGGAACTACATAAACAATGGTTTACTTCACAAAATTAATAAACAATTGTATAATTTGCTTGGGTCATTGCACCCAGAATTTAGTGATTCTTCTTCATAGCCCTAGAAATAGGGCTTTTTTTTGGGTGCGATATGAAAGAAAAAGGTATGTCAATAATGATCGGTCTGCTAGGCAAAGAGCCTAAGATGGCTGAGAAGTCCGAGGGCGGTCTATTAGAGTCCGATACCGAGTCTTGCCCACTATCTACTGTTGATGCCGATATAAACAAGGGCAACAAGAAGAAAGCCATTTTGACTGCCAATTATGGGGCGCGCAAAGATGGTGAGGGCAAGTGCAAAGCCTGCGAATACTACGAAACAGGCGAAGAAATGACTAAGTGCGGAGTAGCTAAAGGCATGGGTCATTGTGCTATATTCGACTTTGTATGTGCTGATGAGAATGGCTGCCAAGCATGGGAAGCCAAAGGATCGGAAGAAGAAATGGAGATGGAAGATGAAGAATAGTCTTTACGGCAATATCGCAGCAAAGAGAAAACGCATAGCCGAAGGATCAGGCGAGAAGATGCGTAAGCCAGGCACACCAGGCGCACCAACAGCTAAAGCATTTAAACAGGCAGCTAAGACAGCAAAGCCAATGAAAGCTAAAAAATGATGACCAAGGCACAGAAGAAGATTGGCAAAGTAATGGGCGAGTACAAAGAAGGAACTCTACATTCTGGCAAGTCTAAGAAGGTAGTCAAGAACCCTAAACAAGCTATGGCTATTGCTATGTCAGAAGCTGGTAAGTCTGCTCGATACAAGAAATAAGTGGACTTAAACGATTTACTCTCTAGTATTGGGTTACAGGGATTGCTTGGCTATGGAGATCAACCACAACAAGAACTTACAGCAAGCCAAATAGCAAATCAAAAACTTAGGTCAATGAATTATGAGCCTATGAACTTTGCATCAGACAGACCAATGATGAGCAGACCTGAAAGAAATCCATCAGACTTTGATTTTGCAATGATGCCCTATATGGGCGCACCAATGCCACAACAGTTTGCTGAAACACAAGGCTATCTACAATCACCAATTAGTCTACAAGGTGGACTAAATACATTTAATGAAGGATCATTAAAAGGTGTTGGCATGGGTGGTAGATTAGGCGCAGAATTACCTTTAGATGAAAAAGTAAGAATGGCATTAGGTGTATCAGGCGGTGGACAAGATATTACATATGCTATGGGTACACCATACGAAGGCAGATCAGCTAAATACGATATTACAGGCATAGATGCCACAATTAGAGATTTAGCCAAAAACAGAGAGTTTGGTGCAGAAATTAGAAAAGCATTTGGTGATAGCCTTATGCCAAGCGTTTTTTATAGACAGAGGTTCTAATGAAAGTCCGAGAGGCAGCAGGCATCATAGAACGGATTGGTGTAGCAGGGTATAACAAACCCAAAAAGACACCTAGCCACCCTACTAAAAGCCATGTAGTCGTGGCAAAAGAAGGTGATAAGGTAAAGACCATCCGATTTGGTCAGCAAGGAATGACAGGTAGCCCACCAAGAGAAGGTGAGTCGCAAGCTGACAAGGCAAGAAGAAAGTCATTTAAGGCAAGACACGCTAAGAACATAGCCAAGGGCAAGATGAGTGCAGCGTACTGGGCAGACAAGGTTAAGTGGTAAATGCATCCAACTGCAATGCAATCAGCAACAGCGTTCTTTCAAAGTTATGCAAATGAATTTGTAAACCCTACGATTGTAGAAATAGGTTCTCAAAATGTTAATGGAAGCATCAGAGATGTAGCACCACAAAGCAACTATGTAGGGTTAGATTTTCAAGAAGCAAAAGGTGTAGATATTGTGCTAGAGGATGCTTATACATTCCCTCTGCCAGATAACTATGCAGATATGATTGTTACAAGCTCTTGTTTTGAACATTCAGAAATGTTTTGGCTAACATTTTTAGAAGCACTCAGAATACTTAAACCAAGAGGATTGTTCTACATTAACGCACCATCGGTAGGTGATTATCATGCCTTTCCTGTAGATTGCTGGAGATTTTATCCAGATGCAGCAGGGGCATTAAAGACTTGGGCAAAGCGAAACGCATACGACATTACTGTAGAATGTACTACTGTGATGGAAGGCTATTGGAAAGACTTTATTGTCGTTTACAGAAAAAACTCTTAATCTAGGTAGCGGAAAAGACTTCCGAGAGGACTGTTTAAACGCAGACATACAGGAAAGCAAGAAACCAGATTGGGTGCTAGACATTACCAAGATACCTTGGGGAGAAACAATCTCTACAAGATTCGGAAAGATAAAAGTAGAACAAAGAATGTTCACTAAGATTATCGCTAACGATGTCTTAGAGCATATCCCAGACTTAGTAAAGGCAATGACAAACTGCAAGGATCTACTTGTAGAAGGTGGAGAGTTCCATATCCATGTGCCATACGATCTAAGCCTAGGAGCATGGCAAGACCCAACCCATGTCAGAGCATTTAACGAAAACAGTTGGCTCTACTACACAGATTGGCATTGGTATCTAGGGTGGAAAGATAAGTTTGTTGTAAAAGAACTACAGTTTGTCAAAAGCAAACTAGCAGAAGAAATGAATATATCAGACCAAATGCTAACAATCCTACCTAGGATGGTAGATAGCATGAAGGTCGTACTCGTAAAATCTGTTGTAGAATAGCAACATCATCAACCATCAACCCATAGGGAATGGAATGGAAAACTCTACAGAAAACAATAATCTACAAGTTGAGCCAACTAATAAAGGTGGCGCACCTACAGGCAACCAGAATGGTAAGAAGGGAAAGCTCTTTTACGATGCACTAAGAGTAGCCTTAGTGCAAGAGGATCGTAAGAAACTCAGGAACATTACCGAGAAGCTAGTAAAGTCAGCAGAAGCTGGAGAGCCTTGGGCAATCAAGGAAGTCATGGACAGGATAGATGGTAAGCCTGTCAACACTACCGAACTAAGCAATGCAGAAGGTGGAATCTTTAAGATGGTGGTCGCTTGGGAGAAGTAGAGTACGCAGATGACGAAGTAAAAAGAGTAGTCATCCCTTACAAGCCAAGAGAACCACAGTTACAGATACATGAAGCGATGGATAAAAATCGCTTTGTAGTGGTAGTGGCACACAGGCGTATGGGTAAGACAGTAGCAGCACTTAATGCGCTAATTAAAGCTGCAATGGAGAACGACAAGCCTAACCCTAGGTACGCAATCATTAGTCCAACATACTCACAAAGTAAGCGAGTAGCTTGGGATTACCTTTTAGAGTTTGTAAGACCACTAGATGCTACAGCTAATATAGCGGAGTTAAGGGTAGACTTCTTTGGTAGAAGAATACAGCTTTACGGATCAGACAACCCAGACTCTTTGCGTGGGCAATATTTTGACGGAATAGTGCTAGACGAAATTGGCGATCAGAATCCTAAAATATGGAATGAGATCATTAGACCGGCTCTTGCAGACAGAAAAGGGTCGTGTTTGTTTATCGGCACACCCAAGGGCAATAACCACTTTAAGGATTTGTTCGATAGGGCAGGAAAAGAAGAAGGATGGGCAGCACTACAGTTCAAGGCAAGTGAAACAAAGCTAATAGATGAACAAGAGTTATGGTCTGCCAGAAAAGAAATGGGAGACGATAAGTACAATCAAGAGTTCGAGTGTTCATTTTCGGCTGCTGTGGAGGGAAGCTATTACGGAAAACTTCTCAACGAGGCAGAAGAAAAAGGTAGGATGTGCAATATAGATCGAGATGATCTATGTAGGACATATGTAGCATGGGATCTTGGAATGGGAGACTCCACAGCTTTGTGGACTGCACAAGTAACAGGACAAGAAGTAAGACTACTAGACTATGTAGAGAATCATGGTCAAGGACTCGATTGGTATGTCAACTGGCTAAAAGATAACAAGTGGGAGAAAGCAGAGCAACTCCTACCACACGATGTAGAAGTAAGAGAACTAGGCACAGGCAAGAGCAGATTGGAAGTGTTGAGAGAAGCTGGACTAGATGTTCGGGTTCTGCCAAGACTTTCTGTAGATGATGGTATTCAGGCAGTCCGTAGACTCTTACCGAGATGTTGGTTCAATATGCCACAGGTAAAGCAAGGACTAGACTGTCTTAGGAACTATAGGCGCGATTATGATGAAAAGCGTAATGTCTTTTTTGACAAGCCAATGCACGACTGGGCAAGTCATGGATCAGACTCGTTTAGGTATCTAGCATTAGGAATGGAACAAAACACTACTTGGTCGCAACCGATAACAGTAAAAACTTCATGGATCGTATAAATGGATGAACAAAAACTAAAGGTCATTCTCGAAGCAGAGATAGACGATTCTATCGGCTATGTAGAGACCGAGACAGTAGAGCAACGCACAAAGGCGATCAACTACTACAATCGTTACGAGTATGGCAACGAGATAGATGGTCGTTCTAAGATCGTAACAGGCGAAGTAGCCGAGGTCGTAGATGGTGCTTTACCTCAGTTAATGCGTATCTTTGCTGGATCAGACGAATTAGGTCGGTTCGAGCCAAGGATGCCAGGAGACGAGGAGTTTGCCAAGCAAGCTACCGAACTTACGAACTATGTGTTCTTTAGCGATAACGATGGTGTCATCATCCTACATAACTGGATGAAGGATGCACTTCTACAGAAGAACGGAATCGTTAAGTATTGGTGGGAGGATAGCGAAGATCCTACTAAGGAAGAATACAAAGGTCTAAACGCAGAAGAACTAACACTTCTGTTTGCTGATAATGAGATGGAATTAATCAGCCAAGAGACCGAGGAAGTCGGCATAGACCCAATGGGTATGCCCATCCTTTCTTACAATGTAGTCATCAAGAAGAAAAAAGAAGTCGGCAAGGTCTGTGTAGAGAATGTGCCACCAGAGGAGTTTTTAATCGCCAAGCGCGATAAGAGCATCAAGAACGCACGATTTGTAGCACATCGCACAGTCAAGACACGATCAGACTTAATCGCTATGGGCTATCCACAAAAGCAAGTGGACAAGATGCCAGCGTACAACGACCTTACTTATACTCCTGAACGAGTAGCAAGGTACAGCGCAGGCGAAATGCCAGACGAGACACAAAGCCTAGACTTTACGATGCAAGAGGTAGAGTTGTTCGAGTGCTATATTCGTACCGACTTTGATGGTGATGGGATTGCAGAACTCCGCAAGGTAGTCTATGCAGGCGATCAGATTATTGACAACGAGGAAACAGATCATATTCCCTTTGCAAGCATCTGCCCGATTCCTATGCCACACAAGTTCTTTGGTCAGAGTCTAGCCGACAGAGCAATGGACATACAGCTTATCAAGTCTACGATTACTCGTCAGATCCTAGATAACCTGTACCTTACCAATATGCCTAGGGTTACAGCCCTAGATGGACAAGTAAACCTAGATGACCTACTAACCACATCACCAGGCGGTGTAGTGCGGATTAAGTCTCAAGGTGCGGTTCAGCCATTATCTGTACCGGCAACAGCATCTCAATCGTTCCCAATGCTCGATTACATGGATCAGGTATTGCAGAAGCGTTCAGGTGTTACTTCTACAAGCCAAGGAATAGATCCTAACATTCTACAAAACACCACAGCCACAGCGATTGCAGCAATGCAACAAGCAGGCTCTGGTCGTATAGAGATGATTGCTAGAATCTTTGCCGACACAGGTGTAAAAGACTTATTTGCAGGCATATTCCACTTGATCCTAAAGTATCAGGACAAGCCAAGGGTTATTCGTTTACGAGGCAAGTATGTCTCTATTGACCCAAGAGAGTGGAAGAACAACTACGATGTAACAGTCAATGTCGGTCTAGGCACAGGTAGCCAAGATCAGAAGATGGCTATGGCAGCGATGGTTATGCAGAAACAAGAGCAGATCCTACAGACTCAAGGCTTTGCTAATCCGTTAGTCAGCGTAGGTCAGTATAGAAATACACTTGGTAAGTTTATCGAGGCAGCAGGGTACAAAGACTCGATGGAATTCTTTAAAGAGATTCCACCAGAGTTAGACCAACAGTTGTCTCAGCCACAGCCACTACAACAACAGCCTAACCCTGCGTTAGACATGATGATGCAACAGGCACAAGCACAGATTGAAACAGACAGAGCCAAAGCAATTAATGAGATTGAGATTGCCAAGGCTAAAGCACAAGCCTCTATCCAACTCGAAAGAGAGAAGGCAGCAGCTAACCTAGAACTTAAGACAGCAGAGTTCCAAGCAGAGGCTCAGTTAAAAGCAGCCCAAGTTGGTGCTAAATTAACTGGGGATGTCAGGATACCTGGATGAGCAAAGTAGATAGAGCTAAAACATTATTAGGTGATGAGTTTTTCCAAGAGTTGTTACAGACTCAGAAAGACTCATTCAAGTCGTATATCTTTAGTTCTGCCGAGCATGATGTAGAAGGCAGAGAAAAAGCCTTAGTAAAACTAAAGGCACTAGAGGAATTTGAAGCATCTATTCAATCAATCGCACACAATGGCGAAATTGAAAAGAAGCGTGTAAAGGTTTTTTAACAACCATAGAGGTCGAAAATGAGTGAAAACACCAACCCACAAGGGAGTGTAGACAATTCTGTATCAGGTGCAGCTAATGCATTTATGTCTTTTCTTGAACCACAAGCGGAGG